GGCGCTCCTCTTCTGTGTTACGCTGCCAATCCTTAGATAGGTATGGAAACTTAGTGTAGCTAGATTGAATTGTACCCAAGATCGTAGCAAACTTTACTTTACGTTCAATATCATCAATATTGTCTGTTGCACGGATAACGCACTCAGTAAGGTTGCAAAACTGCGCTGATCTGAGGATGATTTCACTGCATGGATTAGTACCAAATTCCCAATTACTATCCCTTCGGTTATATTTAGCAGCCTGTTTCTGTGATGCCTCACGGTTGAACACACCACGCTCACCTGATTTAGACTCCACAAGTGCTGTCCATTCACGCATAAACGTTTCAATGTCTGGCTTCTCAGTGTATGCCACAGAGTTATTCGCTAGCGCACGGTGTGCTGCTGTCTCCCACCACTGTCCTGACTTAGCGTGACGCATACGGTCATCACTCAGGTTAGATAGACTAATCATAGCACTACGGCGTACCCCACCTACTACCACGATCTGTCCAATAAAACACATCAGGTCATGACATTCCATGCTTGATAGCTTACGTCCCTGTGCGCCCTTGAATGTAGAAACAGCAAAGTTAAACAGTTCTACCAAAGGCGCTGGGCCTGATGCACGTCCACCAAATGTTTTTAGTCGCGCTCCTGCAGGGCGTACCTTTGATACATCCCACTTAGGAATCTCACCTGTCCATAGTAGTGCCAATAGTTGACGAAACGCTTTTGCCCAACCTTCTTTACTATCTTTAACTACAATAGTTGTCTCACTATCAAATAGCTGTTCTGGTACCTCTGGTAGCTTGCTTATGTACTGGCGCTCTACAGAGAATCCTACACCTGTACCACACAATAGAATAAACATAGCCTCATCAAAGCGTGTAGGCTTGTCTACAGCCACGTAAGAACAATTATACATACATGTGTTATCACGCGCTGCTGCTGCCCCTGCTGTCATCATAGAACGCATAGAGGGCATAATCTCTAAGTTAAGAATAGCCTCTTCAATCTGACTGATGTAGCTGTCATCACCTGCGATAGGACGCACGATGTTATCCATATAACGCGATACTGTTTCATCCCAATTTTCACGGCCTTTATTATCAAAGTATTTAGCGTAACGTGATTTATGAATAAATGCTTGATAGTCTGTAGGTAAATAGTTGTTCATCTTTTATCTCCTGATCCTGCGATTTTACCACGGCGTTTACGGTCTTCTAGCTTCTGTAGGTTATTCTTAGCTAGGTCTGCCATGTTTACATTTAAATCACGACATAGCGCAGCAATGTACCACAAGCAATCACCTACCTCGTCTGCAATAGCTTCACGATTAAAGGTGCCATCACGTAAGATTTTCTTTACCTTATTTGCTACTTCACCTGCTTCAGCAGCCAATCCCAGCGCTGGGTAGATCACTGCATGTTCTGCTTTATAAATAGCAGTGCTTGCAGCCCGTTCTTGATAGTCATTCATTTCCATTGCAACATAATCCCCCTGATAATACTGAAACGCTTCTATGTCTTCACGAGATATCATCCTCTTTCCTTTACTATTAAGTTTTCTATATTTATATCATCAACATCATACATCACATTAGTGATTAGATCATGTACATCATCCTCATGATTATTATCAAACGAAGATAGTATATTATTATCCTCGTCCATCTCTATAACAAACGTGACGCTGAACTTTTTCATTTGCGCTCTAGCTCCATTAGGTAGTGCTGTAAATACCATATACACTTCTTAATATCCTCGACAGGCTTACCCTTGTATTTATGCCTGTGTAGATACTTTTTAGCGTTACCCTCTAAATAACCTTCATATCCCTCTTTAGTATTTGTGTCTTTGATGTAATCAATACATTCAATATCACCCATACGGTAATGTGAAGGTTTATTTACTGGGTCAGTATTATCTTCGAATGAAACTGTAGTAAGTGTAGGTTCAATTTTCATGCGCTTCCCTTTGTTTCTGTCCATCTGTTGAGGCGTATTACGTTACCCTCAGTTTTGTAACTTTCTTCATCCTCTAACTCTGCTATAGCCTTAGCATGGGCTTCAGGAAAAATCTCTTGAAGGATTAAGTTTTTGTAGTAGTCATAGTCTTCCATAAACTCAGGATAATCTTCTAAGAAACGCTCTGTTGCCGCCATAGTGATAGCAATGTCTAAACCTACCTTCATGGCTTCAGCATGTTTCTCAGGACCGAAGATAAGCCCTGTGTTTAACCGTCCGTTCCAGTAACCTTCTTTGTCTTCTAGTGGACGCAAGACTATAGCTATCTCACCTGGTTGTACTTTGTAGCTCATCATGTTCTCCGTTTCACTTTTAATCGTTGTTCTTTCATGCGACTACCTTTCTCAAGTAACCAACCTTCTGGTATCACACGGTGCGCCCACTTGAAACCTTTTTGTTCACACCAATCGCAATACCTAGACTTAGCACCTTTGTAAAGCTTTGAGTTAGCATTACTAAACACGAAGCGAATATCTAAGTTAGGATGCTGTCTCTGTATTTCAAGGTGTTTGCGTCTATCTGATGGACTGAAGATTCCTTTAGTTTCTATTATGATACCATTGTCTAATTCAAAGTCTGGAGTGTAAGTTCGGTACTTAAGGTCTTCCCACTCAATCTTAAGCTTTTCGTATTCTACTTTTTTCTGCCTAGACTTTAAAAACGCAGCGGCCTCTTCTTCAAGACCACTACGATAAGTTTTACTAAAGTGTCTACGCTTCATCGCCAAGGAATACGTAGTCTACTTCTGGTGGGTTTGCAGACTTTGAGGCACGACTTGGTAGTGTCTTTAATGTGGGATGACACTTGTGCTTGAAGCTACAAAACTTACATGCGCTGGGTAGTACAATGTTACCTGTAGGTTTACGATAGTATGTCTCAGGCACAGGTTCAAAGCAACGCTCAAAAGGTGCATCACTATCCATGTAATCTACTAAGGCTTCGATGTCATCCAGTACCGCTTCTTTGTCTACCTCAGAGGCATCCACGTATTTGAACTCACCATTCCCTTTGTTGACTACCCACCAACCACCAACATCTTTACCTGCTGCTGTGGCGTACCCTACAAGCTGTGCAATGTAGCCAAAGCTATCACCTTGTGCTAGCGCATCGAAGGATGCAAACTTGTTCTTGTATGACCACGGGGATGCAGATTTAACATCGTCAATTTTACCATCCATTTCCATGTCGTACTCGCCATTGATCTCTTTACCGTTTTTAAGCTTTAGCGTTACTTGATCATTGTCTTTGAACTCTTGTCCTGCAGCACGTAGCAAACCTTTGAACACAGCCTCAACAATATCGCCAAGGATCATGTTCATTAGGAAGTGTGGTGGCAGAGGTGTCTTGTCTTCAGGATCATTCTTCTCAAACCACAACTGGCACTTAGGCTTACCTATGTTAGACATACGTAGCTTAAACTCGTCACGTGGGCCTGAGTTAAACTGTTTGTTCAACGCAGCCTCGACATCAGAGGCAACCTGTTTGGTCACCTCTTCTGCCATTGACGATTCACCAGCCATAGCTTTCTGCAAGAAACTGTAGACAGCTAATTCGGCAGGATGATTCATTACTCGTCCACCTCAACAAAATCATTGTTTAGGATTTCTTGAACAAGCCCTTCGTCTTCATCAGTATGCCCCTTTGCACGTTCATGGTGTAGATCAAGAATCTTACCATTGCTGTACTCAATTAGCTCAATGAAATCTTTGAGCATACCATTGTCTGCCTCAGCAATATCAATGCGATCACCTAGTGATGCTTCGATCTTACCAAACTTAGCACCTGTTGGGATGCTATCCTCTACACCTACCAACTTAACAGTAGACATAATTGGCAGGATGTTCTTGCGCTGCAAACCATTCAACACTGAGTCAATGCTCTTCAATGAGTCACGGTTCTTTACATCCATTACAAATGGTTCATCAACAAACTCACCGCTGACAGGCTGTCCTTGTTCATCCACAGGGTTGTCTAGTGTTACAGTACCATAGAATACCTTGACACGCTTAACACTACGGATGACCCGTTTAGTTTCCTCAGGAAGTGATTGGAAATCTTCAATGTAACCTGAAGGACGCCCTAGGTTTAGACCACCAATGCTATCCTTTAGATCACCATTCAATGAGTTAGACAAGACAGATTTCTCCATCTCTTCTGTCTCACTATTCCAACGCTGCCACTGATTGCGCTGGGCGAAGACGCGAATAGAGACACCTGTGCTGTACACTTTGGTGTCACCCTTTGTGAAGGTAAAGGCACCGACAGGAATAACCTCTGTCTTGATTGCTTTACCATTGTATTCCACCTCACCCATGATAGGCTGATGGATCATACCAAGCCGCGCAATAGATGG